CTACGCTGTAGACGTGCCGAACATAACCTACAAGCCGAGCGAGAAAGACCGCGACATCGTTCGCGCGATGGCGTCGTACGGGATCCCGCAGGAAGACATCGGGCGCGTGATCGGCATATCGCACGTCACCCTGCGGAAGTACTTCGCGTCCGAACTTGAGACCGCGGCGATCCAGGCGAACGCCAAGGTCGCGGAGACCTGCTACGCGATGGCGATCAGTGGCCAGCACCCGGCGGCCACGTTCTTTTGGCTCAAGACGCGCGCCGGCTGGCGAGAGACCGACCGTCTGGAGCACGTCGGCGAGGGCGGCGGTCCCGTCAAACTCGAAGTGGTGTACGCGGATAATAAACTCCCCGAGTGATGCAACTCATACTTCCACGTCCGCACCCGGCGCAATACCAGGTTCTTATGGAGTCCAAGCGGTTTAACGTGCTCTGTTGTGGCCGCCGGTGGGGGAAGACCACAATTGCCGTGGACCGCGTTGTACGCCCCGCCCTGGCCGGGAAACCATGTGCCTGGTTCGCGCCGACGTACAAACTGCTGTCCGAAGTCTGGCGCACGGTCCACCGCACGCTGGCCCCGGTCACGACCCGCAAGAACGAGCAGGAACGCTGGGTGGAAATCATCGGCGGCGGCAAGATCGACTGTTGGTCGCTCGATGATCCGGACGCCGGACGTGGTCGCGCTTACGCCCGTGTGGTGATCGACGAAGCGGCATTGGTGCCGAACTTTGAGGAAGCGTGGGAACGCTCCGTGTCGCCGATGTTGACCGACTACCGCGGGAGTGCGTGGTTTCTCAGCACTCCAAGGGGCACTGCGAATTACTTCCACACGCTCTACCAGCGCGGCCAGGACCCGGCGAACGAGGAGTGGAAAAGCTGGCGCATGCCATCGAGCTCGAACCCATTCCTTCCGCCAGGCGAGATCGAGAGCCGCCAGCGCGATATGACGGACTTGGCGTTCGCGCAAGAATACCTGGCCGAGTTCGTTGCGTGGGCTGGCGCAGTCTTCCGCCGCATCATGGATTGTGTCGGCGAGATCAGCCTAACACCGGCCGCAATGATCGGCGTCGATTGGGGACGCACGGGCGATTACACGGTATTTGTCGCGCTGTCAGCCACCGGCCACGTGATCGGGATTGATCGCTCCCGCGGTATTGAGTACGGCCAGCAGCGCGCGAGGCTCGCGGAGTTTTGGCGGAAGCACGGCGGCCGGTGCTGGATCGTCGCCGAGTCGAACTCGATGGGTGGTCCCGTCGTGGAACAACTGCAGGCCGATCGATTGCCCGTGCAAGGGTTCCTCACCACCGGCCCGTCGAAAGCCGGAATCATCCAGGGGCTCGCGCTAGCCTTCGAGCGCGGCGTGATCAGGATTCCCAACGATCCGGTACTGATCGGCGAACTGCAAGCGTTCGAGGGCACGCGCTCGCCATCGGGAGTCATGCGATACGGCGCGCCGTCAGGCCTGCACGATGACACCGTAATGGCGCTGGCGATTGCCTGGGGTGCACTAACCGGCCCGCGCGAACAGGTGAACTACATCAACCCAAACACCGGATCGCTGGGCAGCGGACCGGCGAATTACCAAATCAGCCCGATCTGAGGGGCGAAGGTTTATCGCGGAACGTTGGGGATTTTTGCTTGCAGATCGGTAGCCTGTGGCCACAGCTGGCCGGCCCGCTTCACCTTCACGCATTTGCCGAGTTTGAACCTCTTGACGATTCGGCACTGCTGCCGGACGAACGATTTGCCGGCGCGCGAATGCCACCAGGGATCGTTTGGGGGCGCAATAGCCCACCCTTGCGGATAGTTCGGCTGCGCTTGGAGAGCGAGTCCGGCGAAAAATAGACTATTCCGTAGGAATCGCTTCCAACTCATTAATGGCCTGCTGTAGTTTAGTTGATCGCTCTGACAGGTTTTCGGCGAAGGCCTCCCGCATTAGTTCCAAAAGCCGCTTCTTTTGTTTGGCCGTCATAAGGGAATCGTATCACGAGAAAGAGGCCGATTTGCTCCGGGCCGGTACGCGGGGTACTTGCAATCGTTACGATAGTTGCGGTAATGTACGTAGGCATGAGGCAACTAAATATGCCGATCTCGGATGAGGCGCACATGGCCGCCAAGATCGCGGCAGCGCAAAAAGGCATCCTACTGCGCCTGTGGGTCCAGGACGCTCTGATCAAGCAGGCAGGCGCCGAGTCGCACGACCGACGACAAGTGGCAGAACGAAAGCGGGAGGCGAAATAATGTCCCGCTCGCGCGATTACACCGCGATCAGCGAAAGAATCGTGGCTCGCTATGCCGAGCTGTTCCCGAACTACGTCTTTACGGATATCGAGACCAGCCTTGATCTGGTGGCCGCCGAGATCCACACTCTCCGTATGGAGCGCTCGGAGCGCCCAACGATGACTAGTTGGCAACACGGATTAGAGGAACTCCGGAAGCAATTCGAGATCGCGCAGAAAGCCCTCGAAGGCGCGCAGGCCGAGATGGATGCAAAGGTGGCCGCTGAGCGCGAGCGCTGCGCGAATATCGCCATAGCGGCCAAGGGACCCTATTCGCGAAGCGCCCCATTTGTGAATGGCTGGAATCAGGCGAGTGATTATATCGAGTGGAAGATCAGGAGCGGCGAATGAGCCAGGCGCACGAATATCCGGAGTTCCAAATGAGTCCGACAGTCTGCTGCGTGATGCTGGTCAACGGTCGTGCCGAAATGGTGAACCGCGCTATCGCAAGCTACAAAGCACAGACGTACGTTGCCAAGTTATTGCTAATCCTGGACTCTGGCAAAGAGCCAGTCAAGAGGACTCCTTACGGCGAATATAACGTCACCACGGTGTGGATGCCTGACATGAACGGGGCCACAATCGGCGCGCTGCGTAACGCTGCTAATTGGTGCGCGGTGGATCATTTTAACGCCAATCTCATCGCGCACTTCGACTCGGACGATTGGTCTCACTCCCGCCGGCTCGAAGAGCAGGTCGCGCTACTCCAAGCGTCGGGCAAGCAGTGCGTCGGATACCGCGAGTTGCTTTTCTGGGACACGCGTCATTTCAACGCGCATGTCAAAGGCGAATGGCAAACGCCCGCCCCCGACTGCGAGAACCTCGGAGAATCGTGGATATACCACAACCACGAACCGCGATGGTGTGCCGGAGCATCGATGCTCTACACGCGAGCATCCTGGGAGGCGTGCCCGTTCGACGACGCGCCGCATGAGGACCAACGTTGGTGGCTGAAGAACGCGAAGAAGTGCCTGGGCGTGTCGAGTATCCCAAAGGCGCCTTGGGCTCCTGCCGCTGTCACGCGCGACGACTCTCCGCGCATGGTCTGCCAGATGCACGCAGGCGGCACGGAGCAGATTCCCCGCGAGGTGATGCTGGCCGGCGATGTATGGCGCCGCGCGAACGAATTCGACGTCTTCTGCACGAGAGTGATGGGAAAGAGGGTCAGTCTATGAGGCTAAACCTTGGCTGTAGTGATTCTTTGCGCGGCGGCGAGTGGCTGAACGTGGACATCGCGCTGGGCAAAGAGGCGGTGCTGTTCGGGGACACGAAGGTAGCGCAGATCGAGGTCGATCCGACACGCCGCGGACCGGACGGCAAGGGCTGCCTCGGTACTGTCAAGAGCGTGGTCGCGTACAAATTCCAACAAGCCGACCTGGCGCTGCCGTGGCCCTGGGACGACTCCAGCGTGGACGAGATCTACGCCGCGGACATCTTCGAGCACATTGGAGATTGTCAGCATTCGGGTGATCAGTGGTGCGGGCAGTGCATGGAAGATCGTCGCGGAGAGTATCTGCCCGGCCGCGCCAGGGGATTCGACGAGCGTCACTGGTCGGGCCGCATCCACGTCATGAACGAGTCGTGGCGCGTGCTCAAGCCCGGCGGCACCCTGACCATGGAGTGCCCCGACGCGGCGAAGGGCGCGGGACACTTCCAAGATCCACAGCACGTGTCATCTTGGACGCCGAACGCGCTCCAGTACTACACTGACGGATCGCCGGCGCACAAGCGCTTTGCCGCGGCGTACGGCATCACGGCGCGGTTTAATGTGCTCGGAGTGACAGAGCGGAAATACACCGAAATGGCGGCTAGCACATGCGCACACGCTCCACAGTACTGTGGCGTGAGCTGTGAGGTTTGGAAGTTCGCGGCGCGGCTGGAGGCGGTGAAATGAAACGGCGCGATTTGCTGCAACTGTTCGGAGTTGGCGCGGCGGTTGTGCCGATCATCGGCGGCCTGCCGGTTCCCGAGGCTCAAGCATCGCTCATTGAAGTCCCAAAGGTAAAGCTGTTTGAGCCACTCGACCACCTCCCAACGATTATGGATTGTCCTCCCAAGAAGCAGTCTGCTGTACTGTATTGGCGCAACGCAGATGACACTGGAACCACGTACCGGTACCGCATGAGTTGCTTCATGATACGGTTCGATATCAAGGCCTTCCCTCCTTTAATGGTCAATGCAGAATTTGTAGTCTCTGGCGAAGTGATGATGGAGGCGGTGAAGTGAACCCCTACTCTATCGTGATCTGCTCGAAGAACATCGGCAACTTGACTAAGTGTGTCGATACTCTGCGCGAGATGGGCGAGACGGCTGTGGTTATCGTCGTAGACGACGGCATAGAATGGGATGGCAGTAGCCGTGACTGGCTAAACCGAAACAACTGTCAGCGGATCGAAGGCGCAAAGCCGTTCATCTTCGCGCGAAACGTCAATATCGGGATCAACTTCGCAGGTAGTCGCGAAAAATGGAACTACATTATCGGGCGAGATGCGGGGCCTGACGTCGTGCTACTTAATGACGATGCACTACTGAAGACGTATCTCGGGTTCAACTCTCTCAGCGATGCCTGTAACTTATTCGGCTATGGCGCGATGTGTCCCGGATTCACGCACGGATCAGTCGGCACCATCAACCTGGTTAACCGCGGCGGCGACGAGATCCGCGAAGAAAAAGTCATGCTCGTGTTCGCATGCGTCTACATCCCGCGGTCAACCATCGACCGCGTCGGGCTGCTCGATGAGCGATTCAGCGTCAACGCTGGCGGACCGGGTGCCCGCGGCTACGGACTCGAAGACGACGACTACTCGCTGCGCATCCGCCAGGCGGGCCTTAAGCTCGGTGTGTACGACGGCGTGCTGGTCGACCACTTGCCGGAGTCGACCGGCCTAAAGTCCACGTTCCGCCACGATCCCGATCATCCGCACGACGTCAGAGCGCACGAGGAACTGTTCATGGAGAAGCACGGCCACTGGCCGGAATTGCACGGCTTCGCACCAGGAAAGAGTCGCAAATGATCAATACGGTCTTCAATGTATTTCCAAATATCGCCAGTCCGCTAATTCCCGGATGGTTCGCGCAAGCCAACCGCCTGACACTGACTCGCCTGATTTGCGAGCGCGAGATAAAGTCGGTCGTTGAAGTAGGCTCTTTCCTTGGGCTGTCGGCGGTTTGGTTTGCTCAGTTCGAGTCTATCCAACAAGTCTACTGCGTCGACACCTGGTTCGAGGGCGCCACATACGAGAGCGAAAACAATCTGGTCGGCACGCTGCGACGTTGGGACCTGCCGCGCGACTTCTTCCCGCTGTTCCGGGACAACGTGATGCGAAGCGGCGTCTGGCACAAGATCACGCCGATCAAGGGCCACTCGCGATTCGTCATCGGTGAGGTACCATTCGCCGATCTGGTGTATCTCGATGGCGACCACAGCTACGCCGGTTGTCGTCACGACATCGAACTTTATCAGGACAAGGCGAAGGTGATTCTCTGCGGCGACGATTACACGCAGCGATTCGAGGCCGACGGCGTGACACCGTGCTTCGGCGTGATTGAGGCGGTGCACGACCTACTGCCCGACGCGCAGCACGTGGGGCCGTTCTGGTACTGGGAGAGGAAGTCATGACGCAAACGACAGTCGTGCCTAGCGTAGATCTCTGGGAATCCCTTCACAAGGCTGGTCTCGTCCCTGAGCAGTGTTGCGACATCATCATTGAGGCGCGCGTGGGGGACGTGGTCAGGATTCATTATCAGGCGTATCCACGGAAAGACGATTTAGTCAAAATGCTTGAAGTTATTGCGGCGTTCGTATCGCCAGCCAAGGTCGTTAATGAATGAAGATCCAAGTCTACATGCCCGTGTTCAACGAAGCCGACATCCTCCCGCACACGCTGCGCCATCTGCAGGAGCAGGGCTGCGCGGTGCATGTCCTCGACGGGTGGAGCAAGGACGGCAGTTTCGGGATCGAGCACGCTTTCTCCGTCCTACATCGCGGACTGGGCGAGGGCGTGACTTTCGAGAGTTTTCCGGAGTCCGGCCCCGACCCAATCCAGAACTGCACTGCGATCCTCAAGCGCATCGAGGATCTGGCCGCGGACTCCGACGCCGATTGGTGCATGTACAGCGACGCGGATGAGTGGCGGCGCAGTCCCAACCCGAATTATCGTCTCGTGGATCACGTATGCGGCGTCGAAATGGCAGGCTTCAACGCCATCGACTTCCGCGTGTTCCAGTTCTACTGCGTGGATCGCACATGGGCCGATCTCGGCTGGGTCGGCAGTATGACGCCGGAGAGTTTTTTCCAGCATTACGACGAGGCCGACTGCATCAGCCGAATCCCGAACCGCAAGCTATGGAAGAATGTCGGGCGCGTGCAACTCGCCGGCGGCGGCCACGAGATCACGTTCCCCGGCATGCGCGTCTATCCGCAGAAGTTCGTGATGAAGCACTACCCATTCCGCACGCCGGCCCAGGCCAAGGCGAAGATCGAGACCCGGCTCGCGCGGCGCTGCGCAGAGGAGCACGCGAAAGGCTGGGGAGTCCACTACGACCAATACCCGCCGGGCTTTGACTTCTGCTGGGACCCGGCGAAGTTGCTGTGCTGGAAAGACACGAGGAGTCCACTGCCATGAGCGAGAGAAATTCCCCCACAACCACACGCTTGCGCTAAACTCAGCCACATGAGAGCACGACTCCGCAGCCTGATCGACCGCATCCGAAAGCCGAAGCCTACCGCCATCATCGCGACCGCACTGTCCGAAGCCAAGCACCTCGAAAACGACCTGCAACGCGAGCACCGCCGGCTTCAGGATCAACGCGAGATCAACCGCGCCCTGGTGGACATTGCCGACGACAAGCAGGCCCGTGACGCGCAGCGATTTGAACAGCACCAGCGCTACATTGCCGAGATCGTCGAGGCCAACGCGATGTGTGGCGCTGGCCCGTGGCAAGTCGGCGCGGAGATTGGCGGCGCGGCCCCGACCGTGCGCCTGCCCGTGCGTTTGGCGGAATCGCTGGGACTGAAAGAGGCCGGGCCGGTGGGCGACGTCTCGCCGCTCGGCGCCTACGGCATGTACGAGTTGCTCCTGCAGAACGTGAACTGGCAGCGGGAAATCAACTACTCGTGGCTGGAGTTCACGCGCTGGGGGATTCAGCAGATTATTCTCATCTGCCGGCTGTACTGGATAAAAAATCCGATCGTGCGGCGCCTGGTGAACGTTCGCGCGGAGTACGTGTTCGCCCGCGGCTTCGACGTCACCACCGACGACGAGACAGCGAACGATGCGATTCAGGATTTCATCCGTCGCAATCAGAAAGTGCTGGGGCACGTGGCACTCACCGCGCAGCAGCGGTCGAAGGACACCGACGGCAATCTGTTCTGGGTGTTCTTCCCGGACAAGGCCACCGGCGAGTGCGATATTCGCACCATCGATGCGACCGAGATTCAGGACATCTGGACCGATCCAGACGACGCCGACGTGCCGCAGTACTACCAGCGCATCTGGACGCAGCGGGCGCACGATGCTGTGAGTGCATCGCAGGCCACCACGACCATGCAGGCGTGGTACCCGGCCATCGACTACGAGCCGACGGTGAAACCGGAATCCATCAAGGGGTACCCGGTCATGTGGGACGCGCCGGTGTACCATCGCAAAATCGGCACGGTAGGCAAGTGGCTTTTCGGCTGCCCGCCAGTCTATCCGATGGTGGACTGGGCCAAGGAATCTCGGCGATTTTTGGAGGCGTGCGCGTCCGTCCGGCAGTCTCTCTCGCAGTTCGCGACGAAGATTTCGACTAAAGGCGGTCAGCAGGCCATTGAAGGAATTAAACAACAACTGGAAACGCAGGTGGGACCCGGCAGTCCGATCTACGACACGAACCCGCCGGCGGTAGCCGGTGCCACGTGGGTCAGCGGACCCGGCACGTCGATGGACGCCTTCAAGGTTCAGGGTGCAACATTCAGCCCCGAGGACGTGCGGCGGTATGTGTTGATGTGCTGTGCGACTGTCGGGATGCCAGAAACATTCCTCGGCGACGTCAGCACCGGCAACCTTGCGACCGCAATGAGCTTAGACCGGCCGACCGAAACGGTGTTCCTCAGCATCCAGGAAGAGTGGATCGAGGATCTCACAGTCATTGTGGGCTTCATGCTCAAGCGCTCGCTCACGGCGCCCAGCGGCAAACTGCGGGAGGCCGCCGCGCTCCCGGGCGACGTGCGCATCATAGCGGCGCCGCGTCAGATCAAGAGCACCCAGACAGGTGCGAGACATTGGGTATTCCGCGAGGCGAGCAAGAAGGCCGCGACTGACATCGAGGTCCGCGTAAACTTCCCGGCCATTCGCGAGGGCGACATGGCTGCGTTGGTTAAGGCTGGGGTCGAGGCCATGACGTTGGACAATAAAGGCGGCCAGATTGTCGGCGTCGACGAGAAGACAGGCGTGCTGTGGCTGATGCAGCAACTGGGCATCGAAAATGCAGAGGAACTCGTCGAGAAAATGTATCCGTCAACCGGTAAAGACAAGTACGACCCCGACCGCACCAAGGAAGTGCTGCCGCCTCCGATACCGAAAACCCCACCCGTTCCGGGAGTGCAGCCGACCCCGGCAGATGTGCAAGCTACGATGGCGACGGCGACTCAGAACCAGAACCAGCAGACGCCCGCGCCGAAAGTGAAAGAGGCTTTCGCGCGGCTGGCCAACGCTATCGAAGCGCACATCGGAGATTAGATGGACATCAGTTGGGATTTCACATCCACTCCCGAGCCAGCGTTCGCGGAACTGTTCGCGATTCCCGTAATGCAAACGTTCCGCTTGGTGTCCCGCACTGGAGATATCCGAGAATGGGACGGAGAAATCGTGACAGGACCGCTGAAGGAAGAAGGCACGATGGAATGCTCAGTACTATCCATCGTGCGCACTGGCAGCATTTACGACAAGGAAGGTGCAGATTGAAACTTGGAGATTAGAAGACTGGAGTGCAGCGATGAAACGACGAACATTTGGAGTGATCGCGGCCGGAGCGATTGCGACCGCGGCAGTGGCAATAGCGGAAATAAGTCGTCCTGGCGGCGTCAACGAATGGATACTAGTAGCGGACGGCAGCGTGAACAGCTGCGGACGTCGTTACTCCAAGGGGGCTCTGAAAACTATGGCCACCTCGGCGCTCGGCGCGACAGTGACCAC